CTCTCCCGCGCGCTCGACCGGGCACTCAGCACCTCGTGGTGTCCGCACCGTCCGCACCCGAAGCAAGCGGAGTTCCTCGCGCTCGACTGCCGCGAGGCGCTGTACGGCGGCGCCGCTGGCGGAGGCAAGTCGGACGCGCTGCTCATGGCCGCGCTGCAGCACGTCGACAAGCCGGGCTACAACGCGGCGATCTTCCGAAAGACCTACTCGGACCTCGCGCTCCCAGGCGCCATCATGGACCGGGCTCACTCGTGGCTCGCGTCGACGAAAGCCCACTGGGACGGCGTGCGAAAGCAGTGGCGCTTCCCCAGCGGTGCGCGAATCAGCTTCGGGTACCTGCAGACCGCGAACGACCGCTACCGCTACCAGGGCGCCGAGTTCCAGTTCATCGCGTTCGACGAGCTCACGCAGTTCGACTCGCGCGATTACCTGTACCTGTTCTCGCGGCTCCGAGCGCCCAACGGCCTCGCGGTACCGCTCAGGATGCGCGCGGCGTCGAACCCTGGCGGGCTCGGCCACGACTGGGTGCATGAGCGCTTCGTGGCCGGCGCCGACCCGCAGCGGCGGTTTGTGCCGGCGCTCATGAGCGACAACCCGAGCCTCGACAGCGTGCAGTACCGGGCGTCGCTGAGCGAGCTCGACAGCATCACTCGCAGGCAGCTCGAGGACGGCGTGTGGGAGCAGGACCCGACCGGGCTCGTGTACCGCGTCACGCCGCGGAACGTTCTGAAGCTCCCGATGACGCGCGTCGGCTCGTGGACGTACATGGTTGCCCACGACTACGGCATCGTCGACTCGAACGCGATCGCCCTCGCCGCGTGGGAGCAGCACTCCGACGTGGTGCACATCCTTCGCTCGTTCTACGTCCGGGGCATGGCCGACGACGTGGCCCGTGAGCACAAGGCGCTGTGCTCGAACTACGAGGTGGGCCGCACCATCGGCGACATCGGCGGGCTCGGCAAAGCGTTCGCCGCCGAGCTGATGTACCGGCACAACGTGCCCATCCAGCAAGCGCAGAAGGCCGACAAGCTCGGGCACATCAAGCTCTTCAACGGTGCGCTGGAGCGAGGGAAGATCCTCTTTCACGCCGAAGGCTGCTCCGACCTGCTCGCCGAGTACCCGAAGCTTGTGCGGATGCGGAACGGCAACGAGGCCACGGGTGTGCCAAACCACTGCTTCGTCGCCGGGACGATGGTCCGAACATCCTCCGGACCGAAGGCCATCGAATTGATGTCGCCAGGAGACACGGTGTGGACGCGCGAGGGGCAGCGCCCGTGTGTCATCGCCGGGTCAACGGGTGAGGCGGAGATCTGGGAACTGGAGACGGAAGACGGGCGGACACTGAGAGGCACCGCCGACCACCGAATCTGGACCCAAGATGGTTGGAAGCCATTGCAGCTACTGACTCAGAATGATACTGTCACCGTATGGCCAACAAGCACGGACCCTGCGAAGCGGTCGAGTTCCAATGCGTCAAGTAGCCCGGCTGTTGCTCTCGTTCGTGTGCGTCGCGTCGGTCCAACCGGAACCGTCGCGCCGGTCTTCAATCTCGGGGTTGACGGCGTGCACGAGTACTTCGCCAACGGCGTGCTCGTTGCAAATTGTGCCGACGCGACGCTGTACGCCTGGCGCGAGTGCCGGGCCTACATGACCACGCCGAAGAAGCGGCAGGAGAACGACTCCGAGCGCATGGCGCGAATGGAGGCCGAAGCGCTGGCCGAGCTGCGGGGGGACGTGGACGCGTGGGAGGATTGAAGAAGCTGCAGCCGGTGGCTCACGCGCGCGGCTCGTCCATCGGACACGAGCGCAGCCCTCAGGGCGAGCACGGGTATCAGATCCTTTGCCTGTCGCTCAAGGCGATCACGGCCGCCCCCGAAGAAGCGCCCGCGTGGTGCATCGTCGACCTGGGCAACAAGCTCCAGTGCTACCTGACCCTGGACGCGCTCGACATGTGGGGCAACGGCGAGCCGCTGGAGGTTCTCGGGCTCAACGAAGGGCCGTGGTTCGCGTGCCCAGTGGAGTACATGAACGAGGGATACCCAGAGCTGGGGCTCCCGGTGCATCCGTGCCTGCTGCGCCGAGTGGACTAGACACCCACGGCACAACGTGGCACGGTTGCTGTGCCAATGCGTGCCTGGCGCTCCAAGCTCTACGTCGCTGAGTCCACCCTGCGAGACGTCGACGCGTCGATGCGAGATGCGCGCGGCATCGACTGCGGCTCTGACCTGCATCCGCAGTGCGACGTGTGCAGCCGCCGGCTCGGCGTGCGCTTCGCGGTCGAGGAGTACGGCATGGCCGATCGCGGGATGACTGCAGGCGGCGAGCACTACACCGACATTCGCGCGCGCTGTCACGGTGAGGAGCAAGTCGTGCGCATCGAGGGCATGCAGTGGGACATGGAAGGCGACGCGGCGCAGACGGATCCGATCCGCGTCGCGGCCATCGCCGCGATCCCCTTCTTCGTGCCCGGGGAGATCGAGCTGCGCATCCCCGCGAAGGTGTTCCGCGCGTTCATGCTCAAGTGCGAGGCGCGGCGCGCGTTCTCGGCGGGCGGGTTGGCGTCTTGAAACTCGCCTACCGCGCATCGACCACCGACGACGAGGGCTACATCGTGACGCGCCTCGCGCGCGCGTCCGGCATCTCTCGCGCGCTCGCGTCCGCCGTCGTCAGCGCGGCACACGGCAGCGTGGCGCACGACGTCGACTCGGGCGCGCTCGTGGGCTTCCACCTGCGACGCAACGGCGGGCGAATCTACACGTACGTCGCCGACGAGCTTCGGCTTCAGGGCATCGGCACACGACTGCGGAGGCATGGCGATGAGAGTTCTCAAGAGCATCGAAGTGGTGAAGGTGATTCAGCTCAAGGGGCCGAGCGGCGGCTACGTGGGGACCATCCTCGACCATGAGGGAACCTCCGGTCACCGGCTCGAATGCCTCGATGACGGCTCGGTAATCATCACGCACCCGAAGTCTCCGTGGCAGAAGGTCATCCCGCCCGGGGCGATCGTCGCCTACGAGTGGCACGTCTCGGAAGACGCGAAGCCGCTCAAGGCAGTGAAGTAAGTGCCCGTCCGTAAGCCATGGTGGGACGCCGAGAAGAACGAGGCGCACAAGCGCATCTCGGGCGTCGTGCAGCGGCTTACGAACGCGAGCGCACCGCGCTGGCAGGCGTGGCTTCGGTACGAGGAGATCTATCAGGATCGCTACTGGGAAAAGTCCACCGTCGGAAACACGAAGACGCTGCGTCGGCTGACGATCAACCGCGCACGAGTGCTCATCGAGACGTACACGAGCAAGCTCCTCCGCGCGAAGGTGCTGCCGATGGTCGTCGTCAAAGACGGTGATACGGATCTCACGTTCCGAGCTCGGGACAACAACCTGTTTCTCGAAGGCGCGTTCGACGATCTCGGCGTGTACGACCAGGACCCGCTGTGGTGTACCGACCTCGCGAACAAGGGCACGTTCTTCGCGCACGTCTACCCGAACGACGGTGAGCCCGTCGTGGAGCGCGTGGACCCGTTCGAGATTCTCCTCGACGATACGGATTGGCAGTATGCGGACGGCCGGGCGATCTTCCGGCAGCGCGTGTTCGATCGCGACGTGCTCATCGAGATGTTTCCCGATGCGGAGGAGAAGATCCTCAGCGCCGAGGGCATCCCGTCCGACTCGCCGCTCGTCCGCAACCGCGGGACGAACGACCTCGACCAAGTGCTCGTCACGTTCGCGTGGCACCGTCGCAGCGGGCCGAAGGCGAAGGATGGGCGCTACAGCGTCGTGCTTCCCAACGTCACGCTGGAAGACACGCTGGAGTGGGACGAGGATGAGCTTCCCTTCGCGTGGGGCTGGCGCATCCGTCCCGAGCGCAGCATGTGGGGCCATCCGCTGATGGCCGATCTCGCGACGCCGCAAGAGACGCTGGATCGGTGGACCCGTCGCATCGACGAGAGCATGCGCTTGATGGCGGTCCCTCGCGTGCTCGTGCGCAAGGGCGCGAAGGTCAACATCCGCAAGCTCGACAACGACATCGGCAGCGTGCTCGAAGTCGACCAGCCCAGCACCGACGTCGTCGCGTTCAACATGGACGGCATCAGCGCTCAAGCGTTCCAGTACCTCCAGAGCATCGAGAGCGAGATGCAGACGCTCGCGCGCACGTCGCTGCTCTCCACGCAGGGCGAAGTCCCGACGGGCGTCAAGTCCGGCGTGGCCATGCGCATCATGGAGGAGACGGACGCGGAGGGCCTGCGCGAGCCGATGCGGTACCGTGACCGCTTCTTCGTCCGCATCGCGAAGCTCTTGACGAAGGTGTTCGACGGGCTCGATGGCTTCACGACGATGGCGCGCGCCAAGGGTCAGGCCGGGCGCATACTGAGCTACCACGACGTGAAGCTCGCGGAGGGCTCGTATCGCTGGGCCGTGACGCCCACGAGCTTCAAGGCACGGTCCGCCGCCGCCCGTGTCGAGCAGGCGCAGGAGCTCGTCGCGCAAGGGCTGCTCCCGCCGGATCGCGTCGCGAACTTCTGCGACATCCCCGACCTCGAGAACGAAACGAACCTCATTACCGCGCAGTACGACGCGATTCGAATGCGCATCGACAAGATCCTCCAGGACGGCGATGCGGATGCAGCGGTGCCATCGGCGATGCTGAACCTGTCGATGCTGCGAAAGATGGTCGGCGACGCGTATGCACGCGCGGAAGCCGACGGCGCAGCCGACGACCGGCTCGAACTCCTCACCCAGCTCGCGACCGAGGCCGACCGGCTACAGAACCCCGCGCCGCCGCCGATGGCAGGAGCCCCGATGGGAGGGCCGCCACCGATGCCCGGCCCCGCATCGCCCGACATGGGCGGCGGGATGCCAGGCGCACCACCGATGATGCCTCCGGGAATGCCTCCCGGCGGCGGGATGCCACCGATGCCCGGCGCAGCACCGCCCGGGGGAATGCCGAGCTGAGCAATGAGCGACGAAACGACCACGACCAGCCCCGACTCACCCGCAACCGAACCAGGCTCCCGCGACGCTGCGATCGCTGCGTTGAAGGAGATGCGCGAGCCTGCCGCCGAAGCGCCGAAAGAGGCACCTGCCGCAGAGGAAAAGCCCGCACCGGAAGCCGAGCACGAGGTGGCGATTGCGCCCGAGAAGGAGCTGAAAGCTCAGATCCGCGGCCGGCTCGCCAACATCGAGGCGAAAGAGCGCGAGCTGAACGAGCGGATCGCCCTGCGTGAGCGCGAAGTGAACGAGCGCGCGGCGCAGGTCGAAAAGCAGAATGCGACGTTCCAAGAGTCGCTCAATGCGCTGCGCAATCTCGCGCAGAACGACCCGTCGAAGTTCCTCGAACAGACCGGCGTGGACCTAAACGGGCTGGTGAAGGCGAAACTCATCGAGGGCAAGCCCGAAGCGGTCGCCGAACGCGCGATGCGCGAGCTTTCCGAGTTCCGAAAGCAGATGGAAGCCGAGCGCGCGGCAGAAAAGCAAGCCGCCGCCGAGCGCGAGCAGACCGCAGCGCGCCAGTCGCA